AAAATTTGAATTGGTAATGTCTACATCGTCTGCAGTACCACCAGTGATATCGGATTCATCAATTGTACCAGTATTAAACTCTGAATCGCTAATGACAACATTATTTGCGGTAGAATTTATAATCGCTGAGTTATCAATTGTAGAATTGGTCAGGACAACATTATTTCCTGTACCTTCATTGAACTCGGAATTTGTTATGACAACGTTGTTAGCAACACTATCAAATAATCTTGAAGACGTAATCGTTACATTGTTAGCAGTACTATCGAGAAGTTCTGAACTTGTAATGACAAAGTTATTTGCGGTACCATCAAGTAAGTCTGTATTGGTAAAGATATTATTATTACCAGTGCCTGATGAGAAATCAGAGAACGTGATTGTTACGTTGTTTGCTGTGCCGTTAAATATTTCACCGTCTGTAAAAGTTGATGCAGAAATAGCAATATTGTTGGCGACCGAGTTGGTCATGACCGTATCGTCGATCGTACCACGGACAAAGTTAGTATCTTCGATTTCAGAATTATCTATGTCAACGTTGTTTAAGCGTGAATCAGACATTCTCACACCAGAGATAGTTCCTCCAGTGATCGTTATTCTAGAAAAGATTTCATATTGAATTGCTTCAACTAATTCCTTTCTAGTTATATTACTTGTACCGTCGTCACCTTGGACTAGGTTAACAATAACGAACAGGTCTTCTGTTCTGGTATTGGCACCAGTAATCGGAGGTAGTTCTGAAATTTTTGCCATCTTTAGTCTTTTCCTTGTGGTATTACCTTATTATTTATAAGACCAATACATCAATTACTCTTTGTTATTAAGCTTGTTTTCTAAAACATTTACTTTTTCACTTAAATCTTTTATTGCATTTATTAGCAATGGCACTAATTGTTGGTATCTTACTGCTTTATAAGTACCAGCCTCCATTTCAATATCATAGACTACTTCAGGAACCAACTCTTCGATCTCCTGAGCAATAACACCAGGATGCGTATCTTGAGGTCTTTCTTTATAGTTAAACGTATATGTCTTTATTTGTTCTATCGTTTCCAAACCTTTTTCAAGAGGCTTTATATTTTCTTTTAATCTTTCGTCCGAGAAGGATCCGTTAGACGTTAGATCGCCAGTGAATACTGCACTTCCTGTATTTCCATTAATCTCAACCCGCTTAGTTGATCCGCCCGAGTAGTATGTAGATGTATTTAAACTTACATCATGATGATAGGTTAGGTTGCCGCCGTTAGAAACATAATTGTATGTATCGCCAAAAGTATAGATTGCACTATACACATTCATGTTTGCTGCAAAATCAACTAACCGCGTGTCAGTACCACCGACGTATCTAGCAATTCTTAAATAACCTTGACCACCTCCAGCTCTGCCTTCCATATAGCCATAGTTATCAGCGTCAACATAACCGCCTGTTCCAATAAACTTATTACCTTTATAAGTATTGAGTTCACCGTCTCCATCAAATGATATAACGCCTGTGGCAGAAAGGTTAATACCGTCTCCACCAGAAAACGCAGCTCTTGCTCTTGCATTGGTATAATAAAGATTGGATGAACCTTCTGATACATCGTCAGTACTTAAACCTGCACCGCCTGCACCAATTGTTAAACTACCTACTGTAAGGTTTTCTGTAACTACTGCATTTGGAACTGTTAACGTACCTGCAGTTGATAATGAAAACTTATTAGGTGCAACACCAGTATTAATAATAAAGTTACCAGGATTTGAATTTTCTAATCCTACATCCCAAGATAAAGAACCGTTTGTGTATCGTGTTTGTGCACCAGCACTATTTAAAAAAGTTGTTGTTAATTGAGCACTACCTGTAACTTTAAAAGCACCGTTAACATTAACCGGAGTATTACTCGAGATTGCTTCAATTGTATTGGTACTTATTTTCGTGGAACCGATTACATTGCCCGCGGTAAGGTTACCTGTAAGAGTTGCACTACCTGTTGTTGTGCTACCGCCAGCAGCCGCAGTCACCACATTGGAAGCCAATAAGTCAACTATATCGTTCGTCTTGTTAAACCAATTTTGAAAGGTTTGCGAAGTTGTTATATTACCTAGATCCTGAGCCATTTATTTTTCTTCCAGTTTTTCTATTCTTTGGTAAATATCAAGAATACTCTTTTTAATATCCACTAAGTCATTTTGTATTCGGTCTACTTTGCGATAATAGTTCCGTTCTATTTTATATTTATTGAGAGCGGCAGCATCAGTACTAAGAATTGCTCCAGTTGTCTTATCTCTATTAATATTCATTATTGTTCCTATGTCAATGCGAGACCGCGATAATCTTTTAGTGTTGGGGCATTGTGTATGTTTGGCGAGAGTAAATCAATACGAATTTGGAATCTCTTGAATCCTTCAAACACTCCGCTTTGTGATGTATAAGTTAGAGGACCACTTACAACACCGCCTGTTTTATTTACGTCTTTAATTCTATATTTAAATTCTCGGTAATCACGCAAGTTTGATATTGTAGAATAAGATCCTACTCCTTCGAACTTTTCTAATTCAGTCCATGATAATCTATCGAAATCATCGAAGTCATATTGATTCTGAGCTTTAATATAAACTTTAATATCTGTTCCTGCTGGACGATATGCAGAAAGGATTAAGTTGAAATCTTCAGCATCAAGATCTTCTGCCAATTCAATTTTCTTACTGATATATTTTGCAGTTGTATCAGAGTCATTTGTAATCTTATATTGATAGGCAATAAGTTTAGATGCTTCAATATCAATGAATGGAGTAGATGTTACGTTACTTCCGTTAGACATTGCTACATTTATCGTGAATGCTTTAACACCGGCAGGATCATTTGATTTACTGTAAAGAACTACGCCTTTCTCTGCGAAATAGTTGTTATCATTAAACTGCATTGGCTTCAAGTAAGTAGTTGCTGTATCACTAGGAGGTACAAAAGTTCCTGATAGTGTAGTTCTTGAAGTTGAATCATTAGCCTTCATAATCATAGGTTGGATATAACTTAAATTAATATCGTTAATAGCAGAAACATTTGCTGTTGAAGTACTATCAAGACCAACTAAGTTTGTACTAACACTAAATTGTTTTGATGTAGTTGCAGAAGAATGAGCAATATGACATTCGTAAGGATTTCTTTGAACATCATATAAATCCAATTCACCAGCAACGACAGGCATATGAGTACCTGCTCCAGAGAACGAAGGAGGAGTTTCTAATATAGCCGTAGTGGCATTTGTGATTGAGGCAATCTTATGTATTTGTATTTTAGCAGTAGAAGTATTTACAATTCTTATATAATCACCAGCGGCATAAACTGTATCGAGCGCTTGGCCACCTGTTATTGTTTTAGAACCTGCGGCAGTAGTAATACCAGTATCAGCAGGTGTGGATAATAATTGATAAACTAATTCACCAGGTGTAAACCTTCCTGTAATATTACTTAATGTAAGGAACTCATGATTTGCGTTTGTTAATTTAACAGTACCTGATGAGGAATTAAAGTTATGTCTTCTTATAGTAAATTTAATATCTTCGTCTTGATATGATTTCCAAGCAGAGTTATTAGTTGAAGTAAATAGAACACCGTCGCCCCAATCCTGAGTGATAGCAGAACCTTTTGTTGCTCCGGGTGTTAAATCAATTCCACCAACTTTAGAAGTATAAATTAAGTAATTAGGATCTGATGCATCAGGTTGTACTACAATTGCGTATTCTTTTTCTACATCTAATCTTACAGGCGCCTCAAAGGTAAACGTTGTTGCCGAAGAAGCATCTTCAGAAGTATTTACATCAGCAGGTAATTTATGAACATTTGCGAATGGCAAGATTCTGTTTGTTGGGTAACCATTTACAACTTCTCTGATCTGTAATGATACACCATTTAATGGAGATGAATCATCACTACCTGAACCTGTTTGAGTTGGTTTACGACGGAAGTATACATCAATATTAGATAAGTAAACTGAGTTAGAACCTGCACCCATACCTTTCTTAACAAAGAATGTTTGTGCAAGTGGATCTCTACCTCGAATACGTCGAGCAACGTTTCTTGTTGTTACTGTTGTATTCACATCAAAGTTTGGAGATCTTGTTGAAGTTGTTAAACTTGTTTTCTCAACACTGAAGTTATATGCTCGATAAGTAACAAATCCTTTACTTGTTGAAGCAGAATCAATACTGTTATAAGCAGATACATCGGCAATTTCTAATACTCTATCACCTACATAGAATGTTTCGGCAGGCAAGTGGAATACAGCTCTCAGTACACCGTTTGCGTCCGTAGTAACTGTAGCACCTTTATCACCGTACCTACCAACTTCTCCAACTGAATCAGCTGTAATTGATCCTGGCATTACGTGTGCATTTACATCAACACCATCAAAGAAGAAGTAATGTCTTTGATTAGGTCTTAATCCTGACATATAAACTTTGATATCTCTCGATGCCATATAAGGTTGGAATCTAAAGTCGGAAACAAATTCACCAACGAACGATTCTGTTGTTCTTGAACTATCAATGGTAATTTCGCTTGATCTTGTTGTGACAGTTGTTACTTCAGTTCCTGCGCCACGTCTTCCTGCGCGACCAGGATCAGCTTCAAACAGTCTTGATGAAGATGTATCGGTCATAGGTAAGAATGCTTGAATCTCATCAATGAATTCTTGGAACGGAGTAGTTAGATCAATATCAATAGAAGCAGGATTAACTGTTGTATCATAAGCAGCATCGTAAGGTGGAGATATAACTCCATCACCTACATACTTATAGAAGTTACTTACACAGTTTCTAAAGTTCGATGCATACGGTTGATTAATAACCTCAACGTTTGAATTCCTTCCTACAGTTGCTACCTTAGCATCAGAAGTAGATGGGAATATTGAAGAACCTGTTGCTGATTCATATACCAAATCTAATGGGAATGTTTTCAACGAAGGAGTAAGTATCTTTTGATTAAATGGTACCGCAGCATTAAACTGTGGATGACTGATTTCTGATAACTGTAAATTGTTAAAAGGATCTACAACGAAACCATTCTTGAATCTGTTTAAACCATTCTCATCGCGTACAACTAAGTTATCAGTTTCTGATTCTAATTGATTCAATGAAATATAGTATGCCATGTTATCAATCTTCTTTTCAAGATCGTGCATATCTTTCATTGTATAATTCTTAATACCTGTTGCTCTTGGTTTAATTGCATAACCAGGTTTACGAAGAACATCAGACTGTTTCTTAGACAGCGCAGGATAAGTTGGAACTTCTACATTTGCGATTGCCAACTGGTCTGTTGTAAGCTTTGGTGGTACAGGATTTTTCTGTTCTTCACCTTTAATGATAACAATATCACCATAAGAATCACAAGCAATTGTATCAATTCTTGATAGGTAATGTTCTATACTTGTTTGTAATGATTGCTGCGCAGCAGGAACCAACGCAGCTCCTTTATCACTAAACGATACGGTATTGAAACCAACCTGAGTTGAAATCGTTGGAGCATTACCTGAATTCGCCAAATAGTTTGCACCAGAATCTTTATTAACATGTGGTCTGAAATCAAAGCAATCTCTCAAGTTATATACTTGACCTGACTCTGACGTGTAAGAAGGAATATCAAACTTACTTAAAGTATTTGGATAACTATTAATTGTAAAGAAGTATTTACCAGTCGAAGTGTTTACCTCGAAGCATTGTAGATTCACTAGCATTACGCCACTTGGCTCAGGTCGACCTTCAATATATTCTACATAAGATAGATCGTAATAAGTATCTTTCTGATTCTCTTTTAATCTAAAGCTACTTGTAAAATCTTCTCCTGTTGCATTTGTAATACTTACAATTTTAAATACATCTGGGAAACCTAAACTATATTGTGTTTTAACGTTTGAGTAACTAAACTTAACATAAGTATCACGTAATGTTTTAGCATAAGGTGAAATACCACCCGATGAACCAACCTGTCTTTTATTATAAAATACTTCTACTGAACCACTCAAACCACTATCACAAATAATATTAAGTTGTGAATTATTCAAAGCAGTAGTAGTACTTATAACAGGATATGTTGTTCCTGCCAAGTTAACTCGAATATCGTCGTTAAGACAATTAAAATCTTCGCCTGGTCCTGCAGTTAATGTGATCGTGCCTGTTGTCGCAGTTCCTGTATTTTGAAATCTACAAGGAATAAGAGTATTTGATGTTGCGAACGTTCCATTAATACCAGAATCAAAGATTAATGCCTTTCTTCCTGTTTCTTTAATAACAGGTGAACCGATACCATTTGTTCTTATAGGTACATCACCACTACCATCTGATAATTTGGTAATGTCTTTAATAGCTTGAGCACCGTTATATACAGCAGAGTGAATATAGATTCTTTTGTCTGTTATGTTTTGTACTGAGACTGCACCTACCGAAGCACTTCCTGATGTTTGCGCATCTGCTGGTGAAAGAATACCTAAATTCAAATAACCCTGTGAGGCACTTGTAGTATCAATTTCAAAATAGTTTCCATATTCCATTGAAACGTTTTGATTGTTAACTGTTTCGGTTTGTCCTATTTGATCTATCTGGAATGAACGTTCACCAGAATTTTCTACTCTATAACCTTTCACATATGCAGTGCCAGGTCCGACGACACATTGTACTTCACTATTGGCAGCACCAGTAGGAATACGATCATCAGTAGTTATTGGGAACGTTTCTAAAATGTAATTACCAGATTCTTCGTAGGTACGTCGAGCCATCTCTTCGCCCAATACGTTGTATTGAGAAACGTCTCTTACAGTAATTGCATTACCATTTTGATAACGAGCCAATGTAAAGAAGTCTGAATTCTGAGTTCCGTCTGAAGTTTCCAATACTGTTAACGTAGGAACAAGTTTTAATCTGTCTGCGCCTGGGGCATTTTCATTCTTAGAACCGTTTGCATTATCGTATAGGCTGTTATCTTGTAGGTTATTAATTAATCTTTCTGCTACTAAATAACCAACTGATTTATTATCGGCAACGTTAGTATACTTTTCAACAACTAATCTTTGTTCTGCCGTAAATATAAAATGGCCTTTCTGAAATATAATACCAGGAGCAGCTTCGATACCGAATGCTCTACCAACATGTGGATTTCCTACTGAAGGTGAACCGTATACCGCAAGACCTGTATTAATAACAGTGTCAATAGATAAGGCTTCGTTTGTGGTTCCTCTTAAATATTTGAATCTTGTTACGACTAACGCTTCACCAGCTTGAAATTGAGTTTGACCTGCCAAACCAATGTTAGTGTAGTTAATAAAGAAAGTATTTAGATTTGGTGGTCTTGTTTGAAATCCTTTAGAAGCCTGAACGATTTCTGCTTTCAGTCCGGACGATTGTCCTTTTACCTGATAAACATAGTCAAGTTCTACTTCTTGACCTGCTAATACTTCAACCGCAGGTGTGCTGATATATGACTCTGCGTTAAATCCAGTTGGGCCGTCATTTAGTTTTACAAATTGAAGATCATCAAGTTCTGTAAAGTTACATCCTTTTACAATTGAACCTTCTTTGAAAATATTATCTCCAAATGACTCAACCTGATTTTGAAGCATAGTCTGGAGTTGTGTAAGTTCTCTTGCCTGTATCGCGTACCCAGGCTTGAACATAACTCGATAGAATTGCTTCTCGGCATCATAGTCATCGAAGTATGGTGCTTGGTTTAAGTTTTTATTAATAGGCATCTTTACTTACGTTCCTTAAAATTCCAGTACAAATTTAAATTCTTCTCTTGAGAGGTCGGTTCTTGCTAGTGGGAAGAAGTCCTCCATGAAGTACACTTCGCCTGTTCTCTGTTTGTAATCCGAATAGATAACATTATCTGCTATAGGATTATTTATTGTTATTCTCTGACCAGTATTTGAGGTAATTGCCAGATTTGGATCAAATGATGTATCTCCATTACCAACCAGGGCATTATTTCTATATGGTCCTACGTATTCTGCTAAAAATACTGTATTTGAAGTTTCATCGATCTCGTGTATTTGGGCTTTAAATACAACATCGTTATTTACATTAACTTGCGTGATTGTACTATTTGCGTTTAATCTTCCATAATCATCTGTTATAATCGCAATTCTATTATCGAAGACATCAGGTTCAGTTGCGGTATTTGCTTGTCCGCTTCTCCATGTTGCTATACCTGACATATCTTTAAATGTTGGACTTCTTACAATACCAATACAGCCGTATGTATTCTTATCACCAATTTTTGTATTGTCTTCTGCTGTAATATAAGCATACATTGAAAAATGTTTACATCTAAATTCATCTAATAAATTATAAGCATGGCCACCTTTCGGTTCAATGATAGGCTGAATGGTTGCTCTTACATCTGCTGATTCAGTACCACCTGGGTTGAAATCAATAAGAGGATCTACAACTTCCGCAATAGCGTTATTATATCCTGTGCCTTTATTTAAAAGAATAATTTTATTAATACCACCACTATCAATTTCAGGTACTGCTACCGCCCCATCTCCATCACCGCTTATTTTAACGCGCGGGAAGATTTTAATATTTGCATTAATCGTTGCTGTTGATACCATGAAGTCTGTTAAACCTTTCCATGTACCACCTGACACGTATCCGCCAAAACCAGTACCATCAAGATCTGTTGTTAATAATGGATCTGATTTCAATTGAAATGTATCTGCATTCACAACTTGTACATAAAAAGTAGTTGCGGCAAGTGTGTCTATGTCTGCTTCATTTACAATTAATTCTGTCATACCAACAACGTTTCTAAATGTAATTGGTTGACCATTCACTAAGTTATGAGATGTTGATGTAATTACGACAGGAGATGCTTGAGTTGCATTCTCTACGTTACCACGTCTTGGATTTGATAATTCTTCGCCAACAGTAATTTCCGCTAGGCCATTGCCTTGAATCAGTTTATAAGCTTTGATTTCAAATAGATTCGTAACACTTGAACTTGGGTTTGTAGCATAGAAGAATTGACCTGTATAGTAATTTTCTGTTGCTTGCCAATCTTGCTCCTTTGGATCAATTTCTAATTTAACATTACCGTGAGAACTGGCTCCACCAACTCTGCCAGGAATTGACTTTATAAGGCCGTTCTTTTCTTCATATCCATTATTGACAATAGCATTAGTAACTTGAATCTCAGATATACCACCGCCGTAAACCTCCGCTGGATTAACAGCTGCAGTAGGATCAATTGGAATATAACCTAAAGCGTTATAGGCCTCGAATTGTAATGTAGTGAGACGATACATATACTTCCATACATAACCGTCGGCAGTTTCATAAATTTGATTTACGTTGGCTGCATCAAAAGTAGGTGGTGCTTGTGAACCAACACCTTCGTTATTATTAAGGCACTTATAAACTCTGTAATCATCAGTGTCGTTATCGTTAGGTCCGACTACTGCATAAAAGTTTAAACCATCAAGATCTACTTTATCATCGTATTCTGTATACACAACACCTCGTTGCCAAGGGTAATACTTTATCATAAAGTTAATATCTTGATTACGTATCTTTTTAGCAAATAATGTTTTTTCTAGAAACTCATTTTGAGAAGTAGCAGAATCGATTGGCTCTATACCACCAATGCTAGAAACAAACATATAATAGTCATCGTTAGCCTTTGCGTCAGCTATGAATAACTTATTAATGTCTTGGTTAAAATTGTTTGTTAAAATTTCAGGCATTGTTATATAATTCTCTATATTTTAGTTTATTTATATCCATTGGACTAACCTCTTCTTCTTATTCTTGGCCTTGGATACACCAGTCCACTTGTAGGTCTTGCTTTTGCATTTACTTTTGGAAAACTCATTCCTGTTTCAGGTCTTTGATTCTTCCACGTTAATATTTTATTTAGAGCGCCTTGTAGACTTGTAGAATCTTGCGAATCATCAGTTCCTGAATCATACATAATATCATTTGTTGCATTTGCTTCTAACCAAGCCTTTGCTTCTGCTTGATTTAACCCAGGATTACTTTCTGCAAGTAATGCAAGTACACCACAAACTTGCGGGGCAGCCATACTTGTTCCTGATTGCTTTTGCATCGAAAACGAAGTGTTTCTTGAATCTAAAAAGTGGCCTGTGGCATCAGGCCATGCACTAACAATACCGTATCCTGCTCCATATATATTTACTGCGTTTCCACAATTTGAAAAATCTGCCTTTTTATCATTCTTTGTTATATCCAATGAACCTACATTAATAGCATTAGGATGACTTCCGCCATTGTACGAGCATGGCCTATGAGACGGATCATTATCACTATATTGATTACTTCCGACTCTCCAATATATTCGATTATTATAATCTTGATCACCTGATTTTGTTATCTTATGCTGTGAATTCCCCGCAGCGGTCACAAATATAATTCCATCATCAGCCGCATCATCAACATCAGCTTGCATGGCCGTGCTCCAAAACGGTACTTTAAAATCACCATTGCCATCAATTATAATACCTCTTGCCCGCAATTCAGCATCACTTAAATCACTACCAGCATCGCCCCACTTATCATAAATGGAACCGCGGTAATTAAATACTCCAACCCCATTGACGATATCGGCAGTGTCGTCATCTTCGGCCTTTCTATAGACCCCTGATGTCCTGCCGTGGTATGATAGGTAACTATGATTTGAAATAGTAGGATTTCTTCTGCCTGTCTCTGAATTAATTGTTTTGTTATTATGCCACTGACGAATGTAATCCCAGTACTTTAGCGCATCTAATTCACCTAAACCATGGTTTTGTCCGAAAGGTTGAATGTTATATATGTTTGCGTCTCTTGCCCAACCTTGTGTATTTCCTGCGGCAGTGCCAGCAACGTGTACTCCGTGTGTTTCGCCGTCATCAGAATAATCATAATTTCCATTTGCGCCATAACCTAAAACTGAATTAAGAGAAAACCAATTAAAATGTTGAACTCTACTTCCGCCTGTTCCATCAGCGTTAACGGCAAACTCTGGGTGATTCCTTGCTGTTGTACTAATTACAGTATCAACGATTAGTACATCAACATTTTTTCCCGATGCTGTAATTGTATAATTATTTGGTGTTGCTTTTCTATCTCCATCAGAACCCCAATTTTTTCCTGTAGTAACATAACCTGATGCGCCCGCTTGTGTAGGATCGCCTGAATCACCATCTTGGAATATATTTCGTATTGTTGTTAATGAAGGTTTACTAATTACTGGTTTAATGTGTGTGTTATGGAATGCATAACCTAATGGATTGTTTGATTGTATACCAGCTTCGGTACGCATATCATCTGTCCATTCTGGAGAAAGACTTCCACCATCCCATAAAGCTGTATATTCAAACATACAGAAATTCAATAAGTATAAGTATTCTTTAGCTGCTACTTCAAAAGCATCTGAATCTGTTTTCCAAGCATTTGAAGGCGTGTTATAACCTGACGGATCCCATTTTCCAGCATCATATGCTTCTTCCATCGCAGCATATAAATCACCTGAAGCCCAATCACTTGCTAAGTATGCATACAGTTTTATATCGTCTGCTGGTAATCCATGCATATGAAGTGTATGCATTATGTGTTCAATAACTTCCCCTGCGTCTAAATCTCCATCACCTTGAGTACCAGATGAATTCAAATACCAAACCATATCGTTAGCAACGTGTGTATCAAATAAGTTTGTTAGGTTCCAACTAATAACTCCTGAGTCAGTTAAGAAGTTTGGAGTATAATCACCCCCACCACCTCTTGCTACTCGTTGTAGTGTTGGTAACCCTTCGTGCCAGGTTCCAGATAAACCTTTTAGATTTCTAATCAAGTTTCTTTGGAGTGTATCACTGATTTGTGACTGGTACTGATTTGGTATTAAAAACAATTCATACATCCGAGCTATTTTTTCTATCCACGCATCGGGTACAGCACTTTGACCACCTACAGCACCGGCGGCCATGATTCTTGTACCATTAACAGTAACTTCACGTTTGAAGAAATCACTACCATCGCCAGTCACATTTGTAATTGAGCCACTATAAAGATCAGTGGCAGGAATATCATCGCCAACTGTATGTTTATATAAACCCCAATTCTTATCTGTAGAATTTGGAATAAAGTTATCTCTTTCAAAAGTTCCGCCTTCTCCAAATCCAGTATACTCATTTAGCCCTGATTTAAGATGACTTGCTGATTTAACATCCCATACTCGAGGATCATTTTTAAGTTCAATCACTTCTTCAGGTGTTAACATATAATGAGTGTTACGACTTATTTGTCTTCTTAATTGTAAATCAACTGCTCTATCAGGAATATAAAGATCGCCACCAGGTGTTTCCATATCATTATAGAAATCATCTAGGTCTTCTTTATTATGAAGAGTGACAATATATTCTTCCATTTTAAATTAAGCCTCTAATTGTAGAATTTGTAGGGCAACTGTAATTACTGCAGCACTACCACTTTTATTTCTTACTGTAACTGGAATATTTGTTGTTGGTGTTGATTCTAAATTATAACCGATTGTTCCAGGAGATAGTTTTACTGTTTGAGCACCTGTGGTAATTACCTCTGCAATGACACCAGCATCTGGAGCTGGATCAGTACCTTCGCCTCTTGAAGCATCGGCTGTTCGGGCTGTGCCATCTGTATAGAGTGTTACCCAAGCTGCAGCTGATGTTGTAATTGTATATAAGGCGTAACCTTTAAATCCAGTAATGTCAAGGTTAGCAACCGCACCGTTAGCAATTGAAGATGTTGCTTGTGATGGGGAAGTACGACTTGGTAATGAACCGCCACCACCGCCACCGCCTGCAGCTGCTTCAACGACAATAGTACCGGTCATGGCACCGTGAACTTGACATCGGTACTTATAGTTACCAGAAATGCTTGCTGGTATTTTCCAGAATAAAGCACCGCCTATTCCTGCATTTGCAGCTGAACCTTCGTAATAAATTCCTGAATCAAGTGCTACTAGACCGTCATTGTAATCTGCACCACCCGAAGTTTGAATTACGAATGGGTGAGTTGCACCACCTGCACCAGTTAAATCAAATCCAACTGTCGTTCCTGCCTTTACATAAATTGTTGGGTTATCGGTTGTTCCATATTGGTCAAAACGATATGAAGAAGAACCATTATTAGTAACCTTTAATACTGTTGTAGCATTTTGGAAAGTATTTTCAAATGGTGCTTTATCTGAAATACCGGCCGGCTGTTCACTAATATCTAAATAAGTTGGAGTGAACGGTACATTTCTCCAAGTATTATCACTACCAAAGAATTTTAAAATATCATCAGATTGTGGGCTTGTAATTGTTGTGTCAGTAACGTCAGTCATAGCAACTGAGCCGCCACCGCCACCGCTAATTGTAATTGTTTTAGTTGCGCCTGATCCTGTCGCTACAACACCTGAACCTACAAAGTTAATAGTTGTAGCCGCTGTTGCTAATGATGAACCTTCGTCTTGTATAGTAATAGCAGTACCACCGCCACCTGTTGCATCATCAACCCAAGCAAAGTCAGAACCTGTCCAACTTAAGATTTGATCTGCAGATGCACTACTTGTATTAAGGTGTGCAGAAATATCACTTGGATTAACGCCGTCTGCAACCCAAGCAAAGTCAGAACCTGTCCAACTTAAGATTTGATCTGCAGATGCACTACTTGTATTAAGGTGTGCAGATACATCTGAATCAGTATATGATCCGCCACCGCCACCTGATTGTGCTACCCAGTCATAATCTGAACCGTTCCAACTTAATACTTCGTTAGTACTTGCTGAACCGGTATTTAAATGAGTATCAACATTTGCATCAGCGTATGAACTGCCACCGCCTTCAACCCAACTGTAAGAACCGTTTGCGCTTGTACTTAAAACATAACCGTTAGTTTCATCGCCAATAATATTTGTATTATAAACAAACGGATTAAGAGGATCTACATAATTGAGAATTGCGCCTGCTGAAGTATCAGAAAGTAATCTTCTCCAAGTTCCATGAGCGTAATACAATGAACCTGTGTCATGTGCATGGCCTATAGAACCATGATATGTACCTGCATTAACATTATCGAGATTTAGTTTTGTATCATATAAGAAAGATACTTTGTGTGGTTTACCTAACAAGTCTAAATTGCCGTTAATATCAAATAGATCCACTGGATTATTTGCATCTCCTAACGCAAGATAAAGCTCATTAAAATTATCGTTGGCTTTGTCGAATGCATTTCTTAACGGATCACCTGTACCGTCGTTAGCGGATGCACCGATATTAATTATTTGT